TAGGCAACGTGATTGTCGGCAGCTCGAAATCCCGGTAGTCCATTTCCCCGGGCTGCGAGTTAGCCAACGCATACCCCAGCACCTTATGCAGGGGGTAGCGCATCCAAAGGCCATGGATTACATGATAGGCGAACCAGCCCAGTAGCGTTGTGGGGCGTGGGATGTGGCCGACGGGCAGCCAGTCAGGGAACACACCCACATTGTATGGCGGGTTCAGGCGGTCGATTTCTTCGTTGGTCAGAGAGTACCATTTAGCCAAGGCGTATCTCCTCGCCGGCTCCGGCTTCCTCAGTTGGACTCCGCAGCATCTTCGCTACTTTTGCCGCTGCTTCCCTGACGAGTCGCTCTATGCTGTCCGGCGACGTGTTGTGCGTCGATATATTGACCTCGACAACCAGCGGCCGGCGCTGCGTGATGGTCGCTCGCACCCGCTCGTGAGGAACCAGTACGGTTCCCTTCGGCAGCACGATCATCTCCCGCTCTTCCAGATTGCCGCCCTCGCGAATGCGAATGCTCAGTATGTCGCTCACTTCCCTTGCTCCTTTTCCTCGCCTGCATCCAACAGCCGCTTGCACTTCCCCGGCACGGCATCACTGGCGTACCAGGCCGTGCGGGCATCCTGGATGGATTCGGGTGTAGACGGGTCGTGATAGAGCTGTTCCGCCGAGGGAATCCACGTGTTGGGATCTGCCTCTTCCGGCATGGTGTCCAGCGTCCACTTGACGCTGCGCTGCGCGTCGGCCAGGTCGATGCCCAGTTCTACCAGCGCCGCCACCTGCGCGTCGGCCCACGCTTTGTGTTTTGCTTGGTCAGTCGCCATAGGTCCCCCTTATCAGTACGCGCTGCGCCGCTGCGAACATAGCCGCCATCTGGTTAGCGTCTGGCGCATCCTCCTGGTCTTGTTGGTCGCCGGGTGCCTGGTCCTGCTGTGCCCGTCTTGCCGCCTCCTGCGCGGCTTTGCGGTCGCGCTCCTCCTGCTCGCGTCGCTGCAGATCTTCGTCGCTGAGCGGCGGCAGACCGACGTCGCCTCGCAGCCTGTTCTCCAACTCCGGCGAGGGGAAGAAGCTCATGCCGGCCGCGCCCATGTCCTTGACGAAAGCGATCACCGTCTCGATATCGACGTCGCCCACCGCGCCGAAGGTGAACTGCGGCGCCAGTGTCACATCCATACCGTTCAGGCGCAGGAGCCGCGGGATGGCATGGGCGTTGATAACGCCGGCGATGCTGGTCAACCAGGCTTGCAGCGCGGATTTGAACATGCTGGCTTTGGTGGCGCTTAGGGCGTAGCTGCCCACTGCCTCGTGGCCCAAGAGGATGAAGTCAGCCAGGACCGACATGGCAATGCGCTGCTCATAGCGCTGGATGATGGCGCCGGTATCGAACTGGCGTTCGCCGCCGGTGGACAGTAATTCCAACGTGTAGAGTTCGTTGCCGTTGTCGTCGCGCACCAATGGCCAGATGACGCCCTCCTGCTCGTCGCGCCGGATGTTGGTGACGATTTCCTTGATGGCGGCGAGCTGCGCCCGTTCGGCGTCGGTTTCGGCAGCCAGCACACCCGGCGGCACTTTGGCCACTGGCAGGCCCGCCAGGTCACGCTCGATGCCGATGCCTTCGATGTTCTCGACATTGCGCTTGAAGTACCAGGCGCGGTAGGCGCTGCGCAGCACGCTGCGGCCCTCGGGGTTGCTCTTGCGCTGCGTGGTGCGGAACAGCAGCGCCTTTTCGATGGGAATCAGCACGCTAGACGTGTCGGTGCGCTGCCACATGCCCTGCACGCCGCCGGTGTCGTCAAACTCCCAGCGCTCACGCGTCTCCTGGCCGCGGATGGACCACTTACACCGGCACGCGGCGCAGCAGCATCTCGACTGCGAACAGGATGGCGCCGACGATCGGGTCGTTCCCCATCTCACGCACGATGGCGAGCCAGCGGTCGCCTTGCAGCTCGCGCAGATACTCGTCGCGCACGACGCCGCCATCGCGGCTGAGGCCGGTCACGCCTAGTTCACGGAAATTCGGTACTGCCATATCTACCCCCACTTGCTGCTCTTGGTCATGCTGCCAAAGGTAACGGCCTGGGTGTTGGGCCCGCCGTCCAGGTACATCGTGGCGTAGCGCAGCGCATCCATCCCATGATCGTTCAACTTGACCGGCTCCTCTTTTGCCGCCCGTCCATCGCCGGCCTGCATCCAGACATACGACGGAAACTCGTCTTTCGTGCATGTGGGCCGATAACTCTCGCGTAGACCGGTGTCTTCTTCGATGAGCGAATCGACCATCAGAAAAATACGCGGCTTGCCGTCGCCGGATACACGGATACGCTCCTGCACCTTTTCAATTCCCACCTTGACGCGTTTGTCTGCCGCCCTGGTCGTGATGGCCGGCAGCGTCACGATACCACCAGCGCCAGGCTGAAAGCCGGCGGCCGTCAATCGTGCTACCAGGGCGGGATCTGCGACCGTAGTCGGCTCGGCCAGCGTTGCCCGGTCTTCGGCGTCATGGTCTGCAATCGTGGCTTCGTAGCGTTCGCCTTGGCTATGGATGCAGATATCGACCTTGTGTCGCGCCACTGTGCGCCCGCTCATGTAGAGCTCGCGGTACAGGTACATACGGCCGTCATGGTCGATGGTCCACCACTGGCATACGAAAGGATTGTTGTAGCCGAAGTCGAGCACACGGATGCGCCGCCAACTTGGGGGAATGGCAAAGCGGTTGACGACATGCACGTCGTTTTGCCACTCTTCATAAACCTGGCCCTCAGCGCCCACCCAGAGCCCCAACCGGCCGCGTTTATAGCGCACGCCAGTCATGGCGTCGAGTGTCGCCATGGTACGCCGGCCGCGATCGGTAATCTCGCCTGTCGTTGGGTCGAAAAGCGTCGGGTTGTCTTCGTGCCGGCTCTTGAATCTGCGCAGCCGGGGGCGGTTAACGATCCAGTGCGTAGGCGCATCCGGGTTGCAGTCCCCCATCATCTGCGGGTACGGCGCATTGCCAGCGCGGCCGGTGACGCGCCCTGCCAGCTTCTCGTAGTCGTCAAGGCGAATCTCTTCCATCTGGTTGACGTAGATGTAGTCGTATTCTGCCGAAAGGAATTTGTTCGGGTTGTCGAGCCCGCCCAGCACCAGCACGCTACCGTTGGGGTAAAGATACTCCGCCGGATGGCTGCCGCCCATCTTCACGACCGGGCACTTTTCATGCCCTGGCGGGTAGGGGAGCACCTTTTGCTCGTAGGTGACGACAGCGCTGCCGGTGAGCGACGCATACGACCGGCGCACCATCAGCGCCCGGCAGTTGGGGTACTTCGACAGCAGCGTGTGCAGCTTATTCAGTGCCGCCAAGGTCTTGCCGGTTTCGTAGGGTCCATCCAGCAGTATCTCGGGGTCCTTGCAGCACCAGAACTCCAGCGCAGCGCCGTAGCCCTGGTAGCCGACCTTGCTGTCTTGCGTCGCCTCGACGATTGCGTAGTTCACAGGGCATCCACCGGCATTTTAACGACGGCGATAGGAACAACGCCGCCGCCTGGTCCGCTGATTTCCGTCTGACTCACTTCCCGATAATCGTTGGGGAAGCGAATGCGCAGCATCCGCAGAGCGAAGTTGGCGTCATTGTTGGCAGCCTTGTCGACCACTGCCTGCCAGCGTATCCCTGCCTCCATGCGCGCCTGCTGCACGGCTTGGGAAAAATCCACAAACGGCTGCTCATCCTCCTGTGCTGGTTCATCCTTGGCGCGGCGTTCCAGCTCGTGTTTGCCCCGTTTCAGCCAGTCGATCGCCGTATCCTGCCCGATTCTGGCATAAGCAGCGGCCATAGCGTCGGTGCAGCCGATGCTGATAGCCTCGCAGAATGCCTCAGTCCGTTGTTTTGTGACCTTTGTCGGTCGCCCTATCTTTGCCATAGTTTGAAGGTGGGGCCGCCCGAACGCGACGGCCCCGGTACTACCTAGCCGCCCCGGCCACCCAGGCTAGCGCGGCGAGCCGCATTGCGCGCCACGCGGCGCTGCGCCTGCGGGTTACCGCGGGCATTGATCATCTGGCGGATCACGCTCATGGT